GGTAATCTAGCTACTTGCGCACCATTATTTATCATACAAGTAAAAGTGATTGCTCTGGAAGGTATCGAAGTGACACCAAACACAGAGCAAGAGAGATATTCACCAAAATGATCTTCTAAATTATAGAGATATTCTTTTCTAAGCAAACAGTAGAACAACGGAATATTGATTGATAGAGTCGACATCAATCAATATTTATAACTAGTCTATTGCCAGACATCTTCCCAGGTGCCTTTCAATGCACCCTTAGCATAATCGGTGCTCCTATTTTCGAAGAACGAAGTATGCCCAACACCAATCATTGCGTCTACCCAAGTGAGTGGATTTCTTTTTACTTTAAACACAGTTTTCATTCCCATTGCGATGAGTCTTTTATCTGCGATATAACGAATATATTTTTTCACTTCATCTGAGGTAAGATTTTCCATCGGGCCAAGACTGAATGCGAGATCAATAAATTTATCTTCTAGTTCAACCATTTTAGTTGCGATATTATAGATGTCCGTTTTTAATTCGTCATCCCAAATTTCTCTGTCCTCTTCGATGAAAGTTCTGAATAATCTAATCATGGACTCAGAGTGCATATCTTCGTCTAATAGAGACCACTGGATAATCATACCCATGCCTTTCATTTTACCGTGTCTAGCAAAATTTAGCAACATAACAAACGAAGAGAATAATTGCATTCCTTCGGTGAATGCAGAAAATACTGCAATATTCTTAGCAATACTCCGATTATCATCTCCTTTATGTGAGAAGATATAATCATGCTTTTCTTTCATCGAAGAATATTCCATGAATTCATTATAAGTTGTTTCAGGCAGACCAAGAGTTTCTACTAGATGAGAATATGCTGCGACGTGAATTGCCTCGCGAGCTGCGAATCCAAGAAGCATCATTCTGACTTCTGGTTGTGGGAAAAATGGCAGATAATTTGTGACATATCCATCAGAGACGTCAATATCACCTTGTGTGAAGAATCGAAAAATATGAGTCAAGAAAGTTTTTTCTGAAAGAGTTAATTTCTCTTTCCAATCTTTGATATCTTGCATCATTTCGACTTCTGTCCAGAGCCAGTGCATTTGTTCGTGAGTTTTCCAGCAGTCGAATGCCCATGGATAGTTCATGGGCTTGAACGTTGCTCTCTTATCTGTAATTTTGGCTTCAGTATTTTTCTTGTTCATATTTTTCCTTGTCAATTAATCTAATATTTCACTCACACGCAAGACAACCTTCTCCATCAACAAGTGATTTGATATCTATATCTTCAATTCTCTTTCGCTCGATTCTTTGAGATATCTTATTTGCCTTTCTGATCTTTTCTGATCGACAATAATAAAGTGTTTTCAAACCAACTTTCCATCCTAAGAAATGGATAGCATGTAGATATTTAACGTGAGTATCTGGTTTGAAGAATAAATTAACTGATTGCGCTTGATCAATATATTTTTGTCTGTCACCTGCAGTTTCAATAATCCATCTTTGATCGATTTCAATTGCTGTCTTGAATACATCCTTCTCATCATCAGATAAACATTTTAGATGCTGAACAGATCCATCGTTCAACACAATTGAATTCCAGGTTTCTTCCATATCGACGTTCTTAGTAAGGAGAACTTTTTCTAACTCTTTATTTCTATGAATAAATGAACCTGATAGAGTATCTTGTCTGAAAACATTTGCCCTTAGTGGTTCAATTGAAGGACTAATATTACCCATGATAATACTGGTTGTTGCATTCGGCGCAATTGCGATTGAATGAGAGAATCGTTTCCCGGATCCCACCATATCTGGAGCTTCACCACGTTCTGTACCTAATCTAAGATTGGCAGTATCAGCATGTTCTTTCATAGTCTTAAAGAAAGATCGATTGAAGACTTTAGCAGCAACAGATTCGAAAGGAATAGATTTAGATTGTAGATACGAATGGTAACCCAGAGCTCCGATACCAATAGCTCTTTCCATCATTGCACTATATTTTGCTCTTTTGATACTATTCGGAGCTTCATTAATAAATTTTGTCAGAACGTTATCTAACATTTCTGCAACATCAGAAATAACTTGGTTAAACGAATCTTTGAATTCATCATATTTGTATATATTAATTGAAGATAAACAACATACTGCTGTGCGTTTTTCGTCAGATGCGAGGACGATTTCGGAACAGATATTAGATTGTCGAATTCTTAAACCTTTATCATATTGTTCTCTTGGCATAGCATTATTTGCAGTGTCAATAAACAACAGATAAGGTTCGCCAGTCATCATTCTTAATTCTAATAACAATTGCCAAAGATACTTTGCTGAAACAGTTTCTCTAATTTCGTTTGAAGAAGGATCAATCAGATCCCAGGAGTCATCTGCAGTAGGATCCACCATACATCGTTCAATAATCTTCATGAAGGAATCTGGAATCATTACTGCATTATGCATATTAAAGCAACGAATATTTGGATCACCAGTAGGTTTTCTCATCTCCATGAAATTGATAATGTCTGGATGTGAGATAGCAATATAAGCTGCATAAGATCCACGTCGTGTTGTTCCTTGTCTATATGCCAAAGAACAAGCATCATACGTTTTCATATGCGCCATAACACCAGTAGATTTCTCACTCGAAGATCTCATACCAATACCAAGTCCTACACCACCACCCAACATAGATAACCAATTAGTTTCCGACAAGGCATCAACCAATCCCTCTGCGGAATCCGGAATGTATGACAAAAAACAACTAATCGGAAGACCTTTCTTTGTTCTACCATAAGAAAGAATTGGTGTAGAATAACTTAACCAATGTTTAGAAGAATAATCATATAGTCTCTGTGCATGTTCAGGATTTGACGAAAAATATTTTGATACAAATGCGTATCTTTGTTGTGGGGAAGTCTCTTTGTCACCCATATATGATTCTTTCAATCTCTTCAAACCTAATTCGTCAAAGTTTGAATCTCTTGAATAATCAATATTAATTCCCAAATAATTTTCTGTCATATAATTCCTCTTATTACTTAATATACGGGAAAATTTTATTTAAAGATTCTGCACAGGCCCGTGCAATCATCATATGTTCTTTTTGCGTTCCGTTTCCTGTTCTGACTTCTAAAAAATGGATCCAAGTCCGCAGAGACGCATTCATATAAACTCTAGAAACTGTATTACCTTCTGGTAGAATTACTCTAGCAACTTCCTTTGCAATGCCTTGCGAAATAGCATATCGATAGTGCATTTCTGCTTTCTCAATAATTTCGATTTGCATTTGTATCCAGATCCCATACAACCCATACTCGTCTTCAACTAATTCGACAGAATTTTGTCGATTCTTAGTATCTTGAAGTCTACATTCCCTCAAACAAAATTCTAGATCTTGAGTTGGATCTGCATATCTTTGACTATATTCCTGAAAAAAAGCAGATCTATGTCGAAGAATCTGTCTTATAATATCACGTGTAGAAGTAATTTCTAAACAAACATTCACCATCTCAAAAGGCGACCAATGTTTATGACGAATCAGATAATTCAGCAATTTCTCTGCAGTCTCTACATTATTTTGGTTAGAAGGATTAGATACTCTGGTACAAAAAGAAATTAGATTTGTTAATGTATTACTCTCTTCGGTATCGAGTAAGTCAACAAACTCTGGTCCTGGTTGTGAATATGAAACTAGTTGAACTTTTGCAATCTCATCATAATTTTTATACAATTTTTTTGCCACCATCATAAGGAAATGCCAAACCTTCTTGAATCAATTTCAAATTGAAAGATTGATCTGCGTCTAATTCTCGTTGCGATTCGTAGATATAAGCCAAAACACGACCGTACTTATCTCCCTTATCTAATTGTGTCTTTAAAATAACTTTCTTATTTTCTAAAGCATATTTTGCTCTAGCTGTTGCCTTTGCCGCAAGTTCGCGAACAGTTAAAATACTAGAAGTCTTTTCTGGAGTATCTATGCCGTTCATTCTTACGATACGTGTGATCGACACACCAAAACCCAGATCAAGCTCGGCTTCGACAGTATCACCATCTAAAATTCTAATTACTTTTGCATTGTATGTATACATTGTATCCTTTTACACTCGTCTCCAATTACCAAATCGAAATCTCGCTTCCAATCCTGAAAAAACAGATTCAGATAATTCTTCATCAATATTGATACCAGCCAAAACCATGTCATTCACATCTTTGTGTGTGTTAGTTTTTTTCCAAATTACAATCTTTGAATTCGAGTCTATAATATCTTGCATATTTCTAACGATCTGGACATTAGAAGGCTCGTTATCGAAAACAAATGTGGCTTGTGGAAATTCTTTGATTAATTTTGATAATTCAGATCCTGCAGTTGCTAATCCATTTTTGACGAATAGTGAATCAATTGGTCCTTCAAATATCCATATGGGAATATTTGTATTTAATCTTTCCAAACCATATATTTTATCATTATCGTCTTTAGTTTTTATTGTTATGTATCTCGCATTATTATCTTCTAGAGCACGACCTTGAACTGCAATTAACTTACCCTTAAGATCAAAGAACGGAATAACAATTCTAGGATCTTTTGATTTCAAATTCTTACATTTGTCTTCATTAATAGATCGAATATATTCTTTGAAATCAGAAGTGAAAAATAATTTATTCCAATGTTCGAAAGGAATACATCTAGATCTAATATATTCTTTAGCATAATGTAGATCTGGTAGAAACGCAATAGATTCTAATCCAGGAATAACGTATGATATACTCTTCTTTTGAAATCGATTCTTAGCTTCCGAAGAAACTAGAATTGGTTTTTTATAATTATGATTCGGATGTGTGTCACCGGAACGGAATCGTTCGAATACATATTCTTTATGTAAGATTGGATCTAAAAATTGTAAGAAATTCGAGAACGTTGTACCCTTTACACAATTATGACATTTAAAAAATAGATCATTATGCTTTCTATAAACATATCCTCGGGATTTAGATTCTTTCTTTTGAGAATCTCCACAATACGGACAGCGAAAATTCCAAAGAATTTCAGTTTTCTTCTTAAAAAACAATAACTTCGGAGAAATTAAAGACAGATATTTTGAATCTACAAGCAGGCTCATATATATATTATACCTTATTTGTACCAAAAAGCAATATCTCTTTTTCCTAATATTCTTTTAAAAAAGACTTGACATCCTTGACTTTCTAAGCTACAATAGGTATGTACCAGTTTTAAGTGATAGATATTACTACTGTATGTTACTTATAGAAGACGTGGTTACCAATAACTGCTACTCTTTTGTACTTCCAGCCTGGTCTAAGTGATTTCTCATGGAAGAAAATTGATCCATTGGTTGGATCTTTAGTCTCATTCAATAATATTTTCTTCGATAATCTGTAACATTCTATCCATTTCTCTTTCTCTTTGACAGCAAGTCTTTTACTAAACCAAGAAAATTGGTTTTTAGCAGAAATAATTTCACATGGATTATCACCATATCCTCTTTTAATCCTGTTGAGAATTACATATCCTACTGCTATCTTACCTTTCATCGATTCGCCTCTGGCTTCATGATATATTGCATCTGCCATACAATTTCTATTGCGCTTTACTTCGTATCCAAATACAACTGCAGTAAAGAACATAGAAATCATTAATTTTCTGATCAAAATTTATCTCCTATAAATAATTTTGTGGTGATGATTCACTTACGAAGATGATGTAAATATATTTATTAGGAGATAAAATTAACATGACTTTGACACTCGGTCAATTAAAAAATTCTGAACAAGCTCTTGTGGCACTTTCAAATTGCGCTCTTCCGATCGCTCTGGCATATAGAATTTCTAAAGTTTTAAAGGTTATCGGTGTAGAACTCGCTGATCTTGAAGAAGCTAGACAAAAGCTAGTGCAAAAATATGGTGTAGAAAATGAAGGAACAGTTGTAGTTTCTAGTGAAAATTTCGATGCGTTCATTGAAGAATTGAATCCACTTCTTCTAGAAGAAGTTATTCTTCCGTTCGAACCATTTTCAGTGGATAAGCTTCCTGAAACAGTTACATTAACGCCAATTCAAATGTCACAATTATCATTCTTCATTAAAGAAGAAGATTAAATAATAATCTCAATACTCTATTTTCAGGAACCTTAGTTGGTTCCTTTTTTCATTTTATAAATAATATTTGGAGAGACTAATGGCTACACCAACAACAAAAGTAGAATTCGCTGATTATTGCTTAAGAAGACTCGGATTTCCTGTCATCGAAATTAACGTAGCAGAAGAACAAGTTGACGACAGAATCGACGATGCTATTGCAAAATATTGGGATTATCATTTTGATGGTGTAGAAGAAGATTATCTTATTGTTCCTATAACAGATGCTGCTGTTTCTGCTGGATACATTACTCTCGAAGAAAAAGTGTTTTCTGTGATATCTGTTCTTCCTATAAATGATTCCTCAACAGCTGTTGGCGCAGGAGATCTATTTAATGCTGAATATCAATTCTATATGAACGATTTCTATAATTCGTCGAATGTTGTAGGAAATAATTTATCTTATTTAGATGGTATGAAATCATACCTATCAACATTACAGATGACACTATCTCCTCTAAATTCTTTTAAGTTTAATAGAAAAACCAATAGAATTAAATTTAACGAACCTCTTTCTGTTCTGAAAGAGAAAGCGTCGAATCTGGTTCTTAAGATATACAGAAAAATAGATACAGATACCTACAGTGATATATGGGCAGATGAATTTTTGAAAGAATATGCTACAGCTTTAATAAAGAGACAATGGGGTGAAAATCTTAAGAAATATGGTTCGATGACTCTTCCTGGTGGGATTACAATTAATGGTGAAGCGATATATGCAGAAGCAGTAACTGAAATTGACAAATTAGAAAAAAGATTAACAGTAGATCTCCAACTCCCACTCGACATATATATCGGATAGATAATGCCTACAAATAAATTCTTTCAATCTGGTAGAGGAATAGGATCCGCAGAAGAACAAAATCTTCTCCAAGTATTAGTGAACGAAACTATACAAATAGCCGGTTGCGATTTCATATATCTACCGAGAACTATTGTAAATCTTGATGAATTGTACAGAGAAGATTATGTATCGAAATTCGTTAATGATTTCACTATTGAAATGTACATTGAAAATTATGAAGGATTTCTTGGAGACGGAGCTCTAATTTCTAAGTTCGGATTCTCTCTAGGAGATAGATTAAGATTAATCGTATCACGTGAAAGATTTACATCTATTGTTGGTGTATTACTTCCAGTAGAAGGGGATCTAGTTATGTTTCCAACTTCAAGATCTCTATTTGAAATTAAATATGTAGACGACAAAACTCCTCTGTTTCCTCTTGGTTCAAGACAATATTTTGTTCTTACATGCGAAGTCTTCACTTATTCTAATGAAACTATCAATACAGGTACAGAAGCAGATGAGGTTCCACTAGCATACGGAAATGATGGTGCGACTGGTATAGGTGATCCATTTGCAAAGAATAAAGCAATACAAGATAAATCTGATATAATAATTGACTTCACCGAGTCAAACCCTTTTGGAAATCCATAATGTTAAATTCAACAAACTTTTATTTTTCTACGATTAGAAATCTTACAGCTGCTTTTGGATCATTATTTAATAACATAATAATTGTTAGATATAATTCAGATGGATCTGTAGAGAAGACTATTAAAGTTCCTCTTGCATATGCATCGGCCGATAAGACTATTACGATGTTACAACAGCAAGATGTTCAAAGAAGAGAAAATGCTGTTGACATTAAAATTTCTCTTCCAAGATTATCATTTGAAATGACATCCATTACATATGATTCTAATAGAAAGACACAAAGCACAACAAAAAATGTCTACGTTCCACCAGCAAATATAACCTTTAATGCTGGAACTGCAGTTAATATTACTGATGATACAATTTCGATTCCTTCGCATAATTTAAGAACAGGTCAATCGATCACATATTCTAAAGGTGCTACAGGATCAACTGTAATAGGTTCAACAGGAATAGTTAATAATGGAACTTATTTTGTAATTAAACTAGATAATAATAAGATTAAATTGGCCACTACCAGATCTCTAGCTGAATCTGGAACTGCCTTGAATATTACTTCTGTTGGAACCGGGACTTCAACTTTATCACAAAGTTATTCAAGACAATTTAATCCTGTTCCATATAATTTCGAATTTACATTAAATTTATTTGTGAAATATGTAGACGATGGATTACAAATAATAGAACAAATTCTTCCATATTTTACTCCATTCTATACTGTTACACTGAATGACATTCCTAGTGTTGATCTTAAACGAGATGTTCAGATAACACTTACTTCTGTTAATCAATCAGATGAATACGAAGGAGCTGTTGAAGAATCTAGAATTATCAATTGGACTTTAACATTCGTTGCTAATTCTTGGATATATCCTCCGATTTCTGATTCTAAGATTATTAAAACTGCGGTTACTAATTTCTATCAATTAGATACAACACAAAAGTTGTCAACTGTTACTGTTGAAGTAAATCCGATAACAGCAGATAGAGATGATGTATACACAATAAACACAACAATTACATAGTATTATAGAGGAATCGATGCCAGCCAAATATACAAATCTTAAAATCGAATCGGGTGCTACTTTTTCTACAACGATATCACTTAAAAATGCAGATAAAACTGCTTTAAATTTAACTGGTTACACTGGAACTTGTAAGATGAGACGTTCTTATTATTCGGATTCATATGTGTTTTCATTAACAGTTTCTGTTGGGTCACCTGCTACAGATGGTAGCATAACAATATCATCTACAGCAACAAATACAGCTACATATAAACCTGGAAGATATGTTTATGATGTCGAGATGACTAGTGGAGCGACAATTTTAAGAGTTTTAGAAGGAATTATTGAAGTTTCACCCAATGCTACTAAATAGTAGTGATGTATTAATTGTGGTATAACACTTTTAATCATTTACTAATCGACAAATTTATAGTATAATTGAATTAGAGGATATATAATGACCGATAAATTTACATTTCACATAATGCCTCCAGCACATACCGTGAGTAATAAAGAATACAGCAGTTGTGCGTATACCCAAAAGGTAATCAAATTCGGAAAGATGATGACAGAGCGTGGGCACGAAGTCGTCCATTATGGACATGAGGATTCAGATCTTATTTGTAGTGAACATGTTACAGTTACTACAAATAAAGATTTAGAAATCTCTTATGGAAATTTTGATTGGCGTAAGAATTTCTTTAAGTTCGATTTGAACGATCATGTTTATAAGGTTCAACATGAGAACACAATTAGAGAAGTTGCCAAGAGAAAAAAGAAGAACGACTTTCTTCTTCCTTTCTGGGGAGCTGGAAATTTACCAGTCTGTAATGCACACTCAGAAGATATGATTGTTGTTGAACCTGGTATCGGTTATGCTACAGGACAATTTTCTCCTTGGCGAATCTATGAATCATATGCTATCAGATCTGCTGTTGGTGGACACCAAGCAGTTGGACAATGTCAAGAATCCTGGTATCATGCTGTAATTCCTAATTACTTTGATCCGGAAGAATTCGAATTTTCAAAAGAAAAAGAAGATTATCTTCTATTCATGGGAAGAATCTATCCTGGTAAAGGAATCGATATTGCTGTTCAAGTCTGTGAAAAGCTAGGGCTGAAGTTGAAGATTGCAGGACAAGGTTCTCTTGAAGAACATGGTTATAAAGAAATTCCTGGTCAAATTGAAGTTATCGGATATCTAAATTCTGAAGATAGAAAACGAGTCCTATCAAAAGCAAAAGGATTCTGGCTTCCTTCTATGTTCAACGAACCTTTTGGTGGAGCATCTATCGAAGCTCTTTTTGCAGGTTGTCCTATTATCACAACAGATTGGGGTTCACACGCAGAGAATAATTTACATGGAGTAACTGGTTATCGTTGTCGTTCATTCTCAGAATTCTCTTGGGCTGCTAAGAATATTGACAAGATCAATCCACAAGATTGTAGAGATTGGGCGATGGCAAACTTCACACTGGACCGTGTTGCCAGAATGTATGAGCATTATTTCCAGATGGTTCATAATGTTTATACTGGTAAAGGTTGGTATACTGAAGACGAACATACAGATGAATTAGAATGGTTGAATAGATATTATCCTGCAGGGATTAAGACAGCTCCACAAGCATAAGGATAAATATAGTTTGGTAATATGATTAAATTGATATTATTTGATTTAGATGGAGTTTTAGTAGACACTAAAGAAATGCATTTCAGTTGTCTAAATGAAGCTATAGAATGTTATTCGGATTCTGATAAAACTATATCATTATCCGAACATCATTCGAAATATGATGGATTAACAACTTACGACAAATTAGATCTATTAACCAAAGAAAAATATCTAGATCCAAATCTTCACAAATCTATTTGGTTAAAGAAACAAGAATTAATTGAAAAACATTTGTCGAAATTACATACTTCAGATAAATTAATTCAAATATTTAATTCATTAAAACACCAATCATTCATTTTAGGATGTTGTTCTAATTCAATAAGAAACACAATAGAATCTGTTCTTAAAAAAATTGGAATAATCCATTATATGGATATTATCATATCTAATGAAGATGTGAGATATCCAAAGCCTTATCCTGAAATATATTGGAAAGCTATGCAATCATTTAAATTTTTACCTGAAGAAACTTTAATAATTGAAGATTCACCAACAGGTTTATTGGCAGCTTATAGATCAGGAGCTAATGTATTGAGAGTTAATTCACCTGAAGATTTAATACTTGATAATATTTTGTTAAAAACAAAGACAAATAAATTTGTGCCAAAATGGCAAGGTAATACTATGAATATTTTGATACCATTGGCTGGAGCTGGTTCCAGATTTGAACAAGCAGGATATACCTTTCCGAAACCATTAATTGATGTAAATGGTAAACCTATGATTCAAGTTGTTGTAGAAAATTTGAATGTAGATGGGAGATTCATATATGTTATCCAAAAGAAACATCGAGAGAAGTATAATCTAGATTCCATGTTGAATCTAATTACTCCTGGCTGTAAAATTGTGGAAGTAGATGGATTAACAGAAGGTGCAGCCTGTACGACTCTATTAGCAAAAGAATTCATAGATAACGACGAACCTCTATTGATGGCGAATTCGGATCAATTTGTTGAATGGAATTCTAATGAATTTATGTATAAGATGCAAGAATCTTCCATAGATGGTGGAATTATTACATTCAATGCAACACATCCAAAATGGTCTTTTGTTAAAACAGATGAATATGGTTTTGTGACAGAGGTTGCAGAAAAGAATCCGATATCTGATATTGCTACCGCAGGAATATATTATTGGTCTAAGGGTTCAGATTATGTTAAATATACTGAACAAATGATATCTAATAATATTAGGGTTAATAACGAATTTTACGTTTGTCCGGTCTTCAATGAAGCACTAAAAGACAAAAAGAAATTTAAAATTTTTAACATAAATGAAATGTGGGGTTTGGGAACCCCAGAAGATTTGATTAGATTTTTAGAGAAAAACTGATGTCAATTATTAAATCTTGTTGCACTATAATTCCACTACACTCTCCTAAATTTGAATTTGGTTTGAGGTTCTTAGAATCCGCTAATAAACTTGCAAATTTAGATCACGATTTTTATTTTGTATTCACAAATGAACAAGAATATAGTGCATTTAAATCATTATCGAATTATAAATTCAAACATATAATACTACCGCCACAATTGTTGTTATTTACTAGTATCGTAACAATTAAAAAATTTTACGCTTTAAGTATATTAGTAAATGAATACAAATATTTTGGTGTATTTGATTCTGAAGTTGTTGTTGTTAAACCAGTAAATTTAAATGACATGTATTCTGATATTTTCAATTGCAAAAAACTGAAATGCAATATAAGTCATAATGGTAGTAATTTAATCAAGAACGCATATGAAAAGTTACAGCTGTCTGATAAATCTAATAAGATGGAACAAATAATTAAAGGGAAATATTATTGGTGGTTTAATGAGATTCCAGTTTATGAGTCCGAATCTGTTAAAAGATTCTTATCTCATCTTAATAATTTGAACAATTTAAATGAAATACAAAATGATTATTGGTGCTTCGACTATATATTATATGGAATATGGTTATTAATAATGGAAGATTTCGATATTCAAAAAATAGATGTAACTAGTGAATGGGGTGTTGTAGAAGATAATAGAATCGTTCAAGAAGAGAAAGATAAATTAACATCTTTATTTAATTCATTTTGGGAAACGAACAGTAAAAATCATCATAGCTATGATAAAATTAAACTAATTTTACACGTTGATACACATGGAAGAGGATAAGAATGCAGTTTGATAAACAATATATACAAATGGTAGAGAAATTTTACGAAAATGAAACTGATCAGATGAAAATACAAAATCATAGACAACACGATAGTAATCCGGATTACTGGAATAAATTATTATCGCCATTGTTAGAAACTAATTGGTCAGATAAAACAGTTCTTGAATTTGGTTGCGGATGTGGAAGAAATTTAGATAATATTTTAAAAACAATATCTTTAAAAAAGATTTTTGGTTGTGATATCAGCCAAAACAATATTGATTATTGTATCAATTATTTGAGAGAATTAGGACATACAAATTTTGATTGCTTTAAAGTTGATGGTAGAAATTTAGGTAAAACCGATTCTGATTCTATAGATTTTATTTTTTCAACAATTGTGTTGCAACATATAGCAGTATATGATATCAGATTTAACATTTTAAGCGATATGTATAGGTGTTTAACTAAAGATGGTATATGTTCTATCCAAATGGGATTTGGGAATAGAACGAATTCTTCTGATTATTACGATAATAATTATCATGCAACTGGTACAAATGGTACAAATGATGTTAGAGTTACAGACATATCGCAATTAATCGGTGATTTTGAAAAAATAGGATTTAAAGAAATAACAACAACTATATCAGATAGTTGGTGCGATTATCACGATAAATGGATTTTCATTAAAGCAAAAAAATAAATATTTGTATATGAAAAATGTTGCAATTTTATTAAAAGGATCAATTTCTAAAATTAATGGTAGATCCAATTTTCCGGGGTCAGTTAATAATTCGGACTCTTATATTAATTATGTTTCTGGATTTGCTTCAATAAAGCGTCATATTGTTGAAGCAAATCCAGAAATCAATTTCGATTTCTTCATTCACACTTGGCATCCAGATTTACACGAATCACTAATCAAATTATATAATCCAAAAGATATAAAAACGGAATCTAATGAGATATATAAAACCGAACTCACATATAAGACAATTTCTTCTGGTGTTGATACATCTAATTTTGGACAAACATCTCATTGTTTGTCCATAAAAAAAGGTTTTGAATTGATTGAAATATGTAATATAGATTATGATTTGATCATGTTTTACAGATTAGATGTATTATTGTGGAAAGATATAATTTTAAAGAATTATGATAGTAAAATTATAACTATTAATAATTTTATGGATTGCAATGGCGATTTTCATTTTATTATGAATTATGATAATGCAAAAAAATTTTCTAAGATATATGATTATATCAGTAATGAATTGAAACCGATACCTCATTTATTATTTAAAGAATATATTTTAAAATACATGTCTATACCAATAAAAATGGATGATATATCTGCTGGTATTGATCAAGAAGTAATCAGAAAACTCAGTCCGGTAGTGAAATCAAAAAGAATATCACATGATACATTGGTTGAATATGGTCTGGACATTGAAGAAATATATAAATATTCTTATGGAGAATGTTAATGATAGTTGTGGCAACACACGACGATATTGATTGTTTAGCAAAAATGATTGAAGATATATCTAAAACAGAATTATACAACAATGAAGTTTTAATTATAGACACAAATTCTAAAGACATAAATTTCATAAAATATTTCTCTGAACTTAAGAAGTTATATCCAGGATATATTTTCGACAGATTAGAATATGATTGCTGGGATTCGGGTGCATATATTCATGCATATAAAAACTATTCAGCAGAAAACTTCATATTCTTACAAGATTCTCTGAGAATTACAAATCCGAATGTGTTCAAAATAATTTCAGAAAGATTACAAAATACAGATATTTTGGGTCTATTTAATTTCTTCTATTCTTATGATTCCACAGAACAACAGAATTGGGTTGAAGATGGAATACCATTCAATTCGCTCCCGGATTGTGGTATTTTTGGCCCAATATTTTCTATAAACAAGAATTCTATGGATAAGATACCTAATGACTGGTTAAAATATCCAACAAATAAAATGCAAGCTTGCGGTATGGAAAGACGTTGGGCTTTGATGTTTCATACCTTGGATTTGAAGAAAGAATATCTTGTCGAATTTAAAAATAACATCGATTGGATGTATCATGAATCTAATAGATATCAAACTGATTATTGTTTACAATATTTAAATAAAGAATTTAAGAATAGACTATGATATATATTTCACATCGTGGTAACATTTCTGGAAAGAATCGGGATCTAGAAAATACTCCAGATTATATTGACAGAGCATTAGATCTTGGTTACGATGTAGAAGTAGATTTGTGGGTTCATGATTCACAGTTATTTCTTGGTCATGATTCTGGTCATTCAGAAATTGATCTATCATTTCTATATGAAAGAAACCATAAACTTTGGATTCATTGCAAAAATCATAGTGCAGTTGATATTATGTTCAGTACCGTGTTTAATTGGTTCTGGCATGATGTGGACGATATGACATTAACATCCAAAGGATTCATTTGGGTGTATCCAGGTAAACAGCCTATAAATAATTCTATAGCTGTTATTCCAGAACTTCACGAAGACAATATTTCTAAATGTATTGGTATATGTTCTGATTATATAGAGGATTATGAGAAAAACACTACATTTTATATATGATGAAGAGTCACACTCTCATGATAATAAGTATTATTTATTAGATAGATGGTCGCCTTGGTGGCCAAATTTTGCAGGACTGTAATATGAACAACAAATTCTCAATCATTATACCCACAATGTGGGTTCCTCAGAGTTTTGAGATCCAATTGACTGAACTGATACAACAAGATGTAATACATGAAATTATAATTATCAATAACAAGAAAAATAAAACACCTGATTGGAAAATATTAGAGAATCCGAAGATCAACGTAATAGATCAAGAACAAAATATCTATGTGAATCCCGCTTGGAATCTTGGTGTAAAATTAGCTAAATTCGATTACGTGTGCCTTCTAAATGATGATATTTTATTTGATACCAATATTTTTGATGCTCTATTACCAGTATTAGATAATCACGAATCAGGTTTATACGGTTTGAATATGTTTAGTAATTCAGATACACTCAAATTAACAAGAGCACATGAACGGTGTTGGGGTTTTGGGTGTTTGATGATTATGAAGAAAAATAATTATCTTCAGATTCCAAGTGAATTACAAATTTTGTATGGAGATGATTATTTGTTTAATATGTGTTTACCAGATTGTTGGTATATTGATGGTTTACCTAATAATAGAGTATTTGGAGTTACATGTTGTTCAGATTATAATACAAGTAATCCAAATTTACCTAAAATAAGTAAAGAAGAGCATGAATGGTTTGCTAACTGGAAAGCCACCAAATAATATTATTTACATAAAAATGAATTTGCGAGGTATATAATGAAGAAAGTATTATTCTACACACAGAACAGATGGGCCTTCGGATCGATCCATCATGCTCTAGCAAAAGAATTATATAAGTATGGAATAATTGCCAATCTTCTTGATTGGACTCAACAATA